GAAGAACCGAAGACGCCGAAGAGTGCGTATAAGTTGATCGTCGGTTTCAACGATCCCGTTGAAGCGACCGTCGACGGCCAAGTGGTTGTCGTGCGGAATAACTCGGCTGCTCTGCAGCTGAACTTCTCGCAGATGTCCACTAACCAAGAGCGTAAGAATACGCTTAAGATGATGGCTAATCTGCTGTCTCATGCAACCATTGTTACGGTTGTTGACAGCCTTGAACCCATCTACTGAGGCGTTCCTCCGAGATAAACTCGGATCATTCTTACTGGAGACCATTAAATGGCTCACCGTGCTCCTGGTCGTAATCGGCCTGATAACGTCGCTCTTTCTCCTTTTCTCAGCTCGTTCGTTCGAAAACTCATTAGAGTTACGGATTGGCGGGGTGAAGAGGGATGTCTCTTCGGATCAGACGGTAAAATCACAGGATCCTCCCCAGAAATCGGGAGGGATCCTAATGATCCCCGTCGATACGCAGTAGACTACCTCTTTCAGGAGCTCCTTTCTAAGTTTGATGACGAGAAATCGTCGGACGCGAAAGAGGAAGCTACCTGGGCCAAGTTTCACTTGGCGGAGGAGGCGTGCGCACAGACGAATCTACGTCTTGAACGATCGGATCCTTCGCAGTTTTCCATGACTGCGAAGGGCGTTTACAGCCTACTTGAGGCTGCTAGGCGAAAAATCTCCTATTGTTTGGGACCTCTGGACCTAGACGAAGTGCACGCAGGGATGTGTTTTACGCACGGATCCTCTACGAGGCTCCCACGTAAACACGGTCACCAATCGTACAAATTCTCCGATAAACCGGAGACGACGTTCGGTAACTTGGCCTTTGCGAGTGCGTGTCTTACGTACTCTCCGCTCTGGTTAGGGCGCCCATTTTTTGGGGAAGGACCTGTCTGCGACCCGATAGCTTGCTTGAAGGTCGCACCAGGCAACAAGTTGATAAGTGTGCAGAAGAACTATAAGACGAATCGTACGATCGCTGTTGAACCCGAAATGAACATGTTCGTTCAAAAAGGGTTTGGCAATACGATACGACGTCGCCTTAAAAGGGTCGGCATAGACCTTGACCATGGCCAAGAAACTAACCGGGACCTCGCCCATTTCGGGGCGATTACCGGGTATCTCGCAACCATTGATCTGTCTATGGCCAGCGACACTGTGTCGCTGGAGCTGGTTCGCCAGCTTCTCCCCGCCGATTGGCTCGAATGCCTTGAGCAGGCACGTAGCCCCTTCGGGGTTCTTCCTTCTGGTAAGAAAATACTTTACCGGAAGTTCAGCTCTATGGGCAACGGCTTTACGTTTGAGTTAGAGACCCTGATATTTTGGGCTCTCTGCTCGGCGGTCGCTGAAGCTTACGGGGCTAGTACACGTTTGATTGCGGTGTATGGTGACGATATCATCGTACCTGCTTCGGTCTCTTCACCCGTTATTGAACTGTTAAAGTTCTGCGGGTTTGTACCCAACGAAAAGAAAACATTCGTTGAGGGACCGTTTCGCGAAAGCTGTGGTAAACACTACCTTCGTGAAGTCGACGTGTCGCCGTTTTATGTCAAATCCGAGGACTCCTCGTTATTGGGACTCTTCAAACTTCATAACCAGGCAAAACGCTGGTTCGACCGCCTCGCGGCGGCCGGATTCGTGTTCGCAGGGTCAGTGGAGCTCTTGGAGTGGCTGAAAGGCCGGGCACCAAAGAAATGGCGTAAGCCGCGCATACCCGATGGGTATGGAGACGGGGCCTTTATCGGCTCGTTCGATGAGTGCACACCTGGTCGCCCAGTTTCTGCTTGTCACCCTGACAAGTTTGGCTGGGAGGGATGGTATGTACAAGTCCTAGCGGAAACAAATGTGACTGTCTCTCCCACTGATTTCTTCGCAAGAAGGAAGGTGGGAGGGAAATGGAGACAACTCAAACGTCTCCGTAGTCGCCATAACCTTACGCCGGGAGGCGTGTGGTCGTGGCACTTGTTCCCGAAGGCTACTGACCCACTTAGTTACTTGAGTGGTCCAGTCATCCGTGGTGGGCTTGTTAAAGCCCGACGAGTACGAC